TTAATGCCTCTTTGGTCACGCTTTTTGCGATCTCGTCGAGTGACTTGATGCGCTCACGCTCTGCCTTTGCGCCCTCTTCTCTGGCGGCGCTTACTGCTTCCTCTTTCACAGCCTCTTCCTCTGCTCCGGCTTTGTCTATTGCTTCGTTCATCAAAGCGTCAAACTCCGCCTGAGCTTCCGGGTTCGTTGTGAGAAATTCCGAAAGTGTCATTTCGTTACCTCCTTCTTTGTTTCCGTCGTCTGATACGTCGGATGTTGATTTATTCAGAAAGGCGTCGCCGCCATTTTCTGCTACAAATATCTCATAGGAAATACCGTCTTTATCCGTGCCGCTTGTGGCAGGGACATAGTTGCTGAATTTCCCTTCCTTTTCTGCGATTGAATCGGCGTTTAACATCATATACAGTTCTTTTGCTTTTTTCGGTGAAATAATGTCTTCATGCGCTGCCACAGCTACAAGTTTCTCAGGCTCTCCATATATATAGCCGTCTGCAAATCCTTTTTCTATGGCAGTCTCAGGTGACATAAATGTATCATTGTCCATCAATTTTTGAAGCTCTCTTTTCGTCATCCCGGTTTTTCTTGCATACACACCTATGATCGCTTTGTTATATTCTCTCAGGGCTTGCGCCTCCATCTCCATATCTCTGTAATCTCCCATCGCCATAGACTGAGTGTTGTGTATCATATAAATGGCTGCGTCACTCATCAGCGTTTCATCAGCTCCACATGCTATGACGGTAGCCGCGCTCATTGCCTCTATGATATGAGCCGTGATCTTGCCATCGTAGTCCCTGAGCTGTTTATACATCTCAAAACCGGCAGAACACAATCCGCCTTTTGAGTTGAATTCTATCGCCACGTCATCACCGCCAGCCTCTTCAAGTGCTTTTTTCAAATCACCCGGACATGCTGCATCCAATCCCAGATAGTGATATACCCATCCTGTCATGTTATCAACAATCGGTCCTTTAATGCTTATCATTTTTCATTCCTCCCTCTTTTCGTCAGGTAAAGCATTTTCAAGTAACGTAAATTCCCGTTCCAATGTCCTTACATTATCATCAAAATCAGAGCCGTTTATTGCCGCTGCCTCCTCTTCATGAGTAGACAGTCCTGCATGTATTCTCTTTATTGCAGCATCTACTTCTTTGCCCGGATCCAGTGCCCCAGGTGCGGGACCTGTCCATGTGCATCTTGTATATGCTTTCTTTATACCCGGGTCGTTAAAGTATCCGGGTGCTGATATGCGCCCCTTTGAGACAGCTTCATTAAACCAAAGCTCGTATACTTCTTGGCAGAAGTCTCTGACAAACCATGCTCTTCTCATCCTGAAGGACTTCCATGTCTCTGTCATTGCGCCCTTTGCAGCAGAGTAACTTGCTGCAAATTTTTTCTGTAATACTTCCGGAGCTATCTCCAAAGCAGCTCCTACATGAACAGCCATTGCTGATACAAATGCATCGAATGTCCCTGACGGATGTGTTGCCTGCGCCGTATTTACCTTTTCACCGTTAGCCAGATAATGAACCGATGCACCGGTGCTTAATTGTATTTCTTCGCTCTCTTCATCGTCTTCATCATAATATTCATCATCGCCCGCATATTCTCCAACATCATCACCGTTTTCAGTTGTCACGAAAACGGAAAATACTGCACCAAGTACCGCTGCCGTGATCTCCGCCTCCGTATATCTGGTTATCTGCTTTAGCGCCTCTATCACGGGAGCAAGGAGTGGCACACCTCTGTACTGGTCGGCTCTCTCCGCGTTAAATATATGTAATATGTTCGGATTGCCGGTCTTTTGCCCTCTTTTTTCCACTCTTGTCCAGGTTATTTTTTTTCTCCAATTTAAGTTTCCCGGAAAATGCGAGCTTATATAATAGGCTGTGACTTTCCCGTGTTTATCTATCTCTACACCGTTTATGATTTCGTTTCCGGTCACCGTAGACTTATGTATGGCATTGTAATCTCCGTCTATCGCTCCCGGTGTTGATACCCTGTCACCCTCTATAAGTTTAAGCCTAAGCTGATAAGGCATATATGTCCTATCCTTGTCATACCTTATCAGACAAAATTCTTCACCGTTTTTTAGCCAGTCAGCAAGTGCTATCTGCTGCAGCTCGTAAAAATTATTCTGGTCATTGTTGTCGCATAGTGTTGATTCTGCCCATATGGCAAATTCTTTTTTTATTGCCGTCTCCATAAGCTCGGCTGTCTCACGGCTGATGTGCAGATATTCATAATCTATCCTTGGTTTCGGTATCAGGCCACCGCCTACCACGTTTGTACGCGTTGAGTTAATCGCTGCCGCCCCGAGAGGACTGTTCATATACAGATCTCTTGATCTCTCCCTGAGGGTCTTTCTGTTTTCTTCGATGTCTCTCTCAGGTGAGCCTGATGACGGATTCCATCTTTTCAGCGCAGGACTCGTGTGACTTGCCCCACCATGTGAGTATCCTGTATTTGATATCTTTTCCATGATATCCAGCCGCATCCTGTCCCTCATTCGTCTTGCTCCCGCTCCCGGAGAAAAGACAGACACGACTTTATCTATAATATTCATACAATCCTCCTACAGCCATGTTACACGTCTCACACGTCTTTTCGTATTTCCTCTGGTCTCTAAAGCGTCAACCTCTGCTTCCAGCTTGCTTATCTCTTCCTGTACATCTTCAAGATCTGCCCTCGTGAGACTTCTCGAACCGATGCGGTATTCCTGTGCGTGAAGTATTGCCTCTTCTGCCTCATAATAAAGTGCAAGCCGTCTTTTAATTCTTGTGATTTTTTCTGCAGCTGACATTACAGATCACTCCTTATCGATCTTCTTTTTTTCTTTTTCCGTGGTGTCGCTTCTTTCTTCTTTGTGTAATCTATACCCTTATCCAACTTTTCCTCCAGTACATCCCAACATGGATTCCTTAGCTGACAGGCTGCCAGATTATAGTTGAACAGATCAAGCGGCTCGTTTGCCGTCCCTCTCTTCTTTATCCACTCTGTCTTTAATTTGCCGTGTTTCATGCTTGTAATTTTATGCTCGCTCGTAAGTCCATCGTAATATCTCTCATCATATCCCCTGCCTTTTGGAAAATGACAATATCCCTCACCCTCGTCTTCTATGGAAAGCCTGCTCATGATCATCTCTTTGCCGGCATTTACACCCAAGATCTGTAATGGTATCATCCCTCTGGATATCTTTTTTCCATCCTTTGACAGCTCCGTGACCTCTGCCTTGCTTGCATGATATAAAAGCTTTATGCCTTCTTTGCCTGCATATCCCTTGACCGGATATATTGGAAGTCCCCTGTCAAGCATATCTTTACAATGTCTGTATACCGACTCTGTATGATTTCCTCCTGTATCTATGGCACAGGCTGCCACACCTACACATCTGCCGTCGGCATATCTGAATGTTTGGGATATGTATTCTTCGAGCTGTTGCCATATTCCATTTTTTTCTATATCTCCGTATATCTCTGTCTTGTATATTCCCCAAGTCTCGTATTCTCTCGCCCATCCTCTTATCTCTATCTCAAATCTGTTATCTTGAACGTCTACCGCTGCTGTGATAAGAATCACTCTGTCCGGTATCTCTGCTTCGTATTCCTCCGCTCTTGCGATCAGATTGTCACTACTTTGTGACTTTTCATCCACCCTTGTATCATCCCATACCTCACCGAGTTTCAAATTGTAAAACGTCTGCAGATCTGTGGTGTCGTGAAATCTTTTCAGCTTATCTATGGCACTTTTAAATTGTTCGATCAGGTCTGACCATTCCACCCAGGGAGATGCCAGAGCGTTCATGTGGAATGACCTTCTGTCTTTGACATCGGGATTCCCTGCTATCCACTTGTGATTTGCTTCTTTCCAGAGTCTTTCTTCTGAAATCTCCCCACATTCAATACATTTCATGCCTACTCTCTGAAAGTCTACCCTGTCCCACGCATAAGGCTGGAACTTTCCGCAGCACGGACACTGTACGCTCCATTCTTCCTGCGTTCCTTTCATGTACTCCGGATATATCTTTGACAATGTGGCGGTTGTGGGGGTGCTGCTTTTAAAAAACTTTTTGTTCCAGTAACTTGTCGCTCTCTCTTCTGCAAGTCTCAATGGATTCCCCTCACTTCCTGCCGATTCCGGAAACCTGTCTATTTCGTCCATCCATACGATTCTTATCGGAAATGATGATAATGACGCAGGAGAGTTGGCTCCTGATAAAACCATATAACCGCCTGCATATTCTTTGTAAAGGATCGTATTGTTTGAATTTCTTGCTTTAGGATCCGCAATTTTATCTTTGAGCACAGGTATCTCCGATATCATGTTGGAAAGTCTTGATTTTGAAAACTTTTCCATGGTGGCTATGGTAGGCATGATCATCATCTGCGTGGCAGGCTCATGGTCTATATAATATCCAAGCCCTGCAAGGATGATCGTAGTCTTCCCCACCTGTGCGGATGACATGACCGTCACGTCTCTGACGTTCGGGTCTGTGATTGCATCCATAATTTCCCTCTGGTATGGCACATTATCACAGGAAAATTTCCCACTCGTAGCGGATCCGGCAGGCAAGACCATATT